CCGGATCAGCAACTTCATGCTGACCCCGGCGGCCACTGTGGTTGCCGCTCTCTATGGAGACTTCAGCTACTACCAGATCGTCGATCGTACCGGTTTCGAGATGCAGCGTCTGAATGAGCTGTATGCCGAGTCCGGCCAGATCGGGTTCAAGCTGGCTGAGCGCACCGATGGCAAGCTGCTGAACACCGATGCGATCGTCAAAATGACGATGCACGCCTAACCCTCCCCAAACCCTAACTGCACCACAACCCCGTGACGTGGCCTGTATGACCTGCAGGCCACGCTTCCAGGAGACTTGTCATGTCAAACGAAAACGTAGAACAGCCGAAGACCTCGCGACTGCCGGCCGGAAGCACGATGTTGGTTGGCGGTGTCCACGTTCCGCATCCGCATGCCGCAGTGAACGAGCCGGGTATGCCCGATCCACGCGCCGGCGATACGGACGCGGTCACAGAAGAGATCGTCATCGATCCCGAATCGGGAGAGGTGAATATCCTCCAGCGGCCTCTCGATGAGCAGGTAAGGGTTGCGAGTCCTCTCGTATCCAAACCCGTCGACAGCGTTAGCGTCGAGCCTGCAGGTACGGCCGATGGAGAGCCTGTAGTCAGCTAAGCAACGCATGTGGGTGAATTCACCCATATAAAACCCGAGCCGGCTTGAATGGTTCCGCTCGGGAACGGACGGGAAAAAGGGGTGGAGCTTCATTGGGGCCATCCCTCCTGCCGTATCGAGGAGAGAGCGCGTGGGGACACTGGTAAAAATCAGCGACGCTGCTGTGGAGCCCATCACGCTCCTGCAGGCGAAGAACTTTCTCAGGGTCGACGCGGATGCCACGGATGACGACGATCTGATCGGACTCTTGATTCGCGCTGCGAGAGAATATGCGGAGAACTTTTGCCGCGCTTCTTTCGGATCCAATGAGTCATGGAAGATGACGCTCGACCATTTCCCGTCATCAATCTATCGCGGCGGCGATTACGAATGCACTCTTGATTTCGTTCTTTGGCCAAGTGAGTTTGAGTACCGGATGGCCCTGCCGCGGCGTTTTGCGATCGAGATCCCGAGTGGTCCGGTGCAGAGCATTACTTCGGTCAAGTATCTCGATGGGTCCGGTGACCAGCAAACGCTCGATCCTGACGGATATCTGTTGATCGCGGATGACGATGGCCCTGGCTACCTGTATCCGAAGTATGGAACTTACTGGCCTGCGACACGGTATACGGCTGGGGCTATAGAGATCAATTTCGTCACCGGCAAGGATTGCCCGCAGGGCGTTCTCCTGGGCATGCAGCAGATGATTGCGCACTGGTATGTGAATCGCGAGGCCGAGGTTATGGTCTCGGGCGTGACTCCGCAGGACGTTCCGTTGACCGCGAAGATGCTGATGTGGCCGTTTCGCAATCTGGAGCTCGCATGATCGCCGCCGGCTGCTTGAGGCATCGGATCGTAATCCAGCAAAATTCCGGTGCGGTCGATGCGGAATTCGGTAGTCAGACTGATGTATGGACCACTGTGCGCGGCACCTGGGCCGATATATCCACTGTGACCGGCCGCGAGGTCTATGCATTGGGGCCCGGATTCACCGCGCAGGTGACACATAGGATCACGATCCGCTGGACTCCGCAGGTGATTCGGAGTGGGATGCGTGTGATCTATGGTGGCCGGATGTTTGTCGTGCAATCGGTGTCGGATCCAGATGAGAGGCGACAGCAGCTCAACCTGATGTGTCTGGAACTGAATGAGGGACAATGACGATCGAGGGAGCGCTTCTGCAGCGTATCAAAGCGTTCGGCGATGTTGCCGATATTGCGGGGGACCGCGTCTTTCCGGTGCTCCTGCCCGAGCGCGTTAGGTTCCCGGCGGTGACCTATCAGAGGATCACGACTGTGCGCGATTACACGACGACGGGGCCCGTCGCTCTCGATCGGGTGCGGATGCAGTATGACGTCTGGGCGATGACATATCCGGAGTGCAAAGCGCTTCAGAGGGCGATCGTGGCTGCGATTGAAGGCGCGGGCGATGGCGATCCGATTGATTCCGTGAGGCTGGATACAGCGTTCGACGGGTACGAGAGTGAGGCGCGTGTCTATCGCGTTTCGCTCGACTTCATCGTGTTCGGGTTGGAGTAAGTATTCAAGTTTTGCAGTAAAAACCACCGCCGCTCAGCGGCAGAAGGAAAAATTATGCCCTCACTTGTACCTGCAACTGCATCGGCGGCGGCGGTCGCACGAACGGGCCTCGGCGACGGGGTATTCATCAGCATCGACAGTGGCACTACGTGGCTGCAGCTGATGCACACGAAGAATATGGCTTACAGCAACCAAAAGATCAACTTCGACGATGTGACGACCACGACTAGCGTGAACGCGGTGATCGAGTCGTTTCCTACGACGGAGGATCCGGGAAACTTCACGTTTGACATGGTTGTCGATCCCGCTGATCCAGGCCAGGTGGCTCTTGCGGCTGCTTACGATGCGCGCACGCCTTTGAAAGTAACGCACGTCTACAAGCTGCAGCCGAACTTCACGACGCCCGCTAACAATGTCTTCGCAGCCTGGGTCGAGCAGAATCCGGTACCGGGAAGCGATGTAACCAAGGCGACCACGGTCTCAGCCTCGTTGAAGATCTCCGGAAACATCACCCGCAATCCGGCGGCAGCATAACCATGGCTCAGATATTCGATGCAAGCGTGAATCCGACTCTCCCCGAGGTTGCCATCAACATCGGGGGGGCGGAGCGCCCTATGTCGTTCTCATATGCGGCGATCGCCGTCGTGGAGGCGAAGTACGGTGAAGGGATGGGCGTTCTCCTGGGGCGCATGGACCAGCTGAGGGTGGCTGTAGATCTGCTGCATGCTGCTCTCTCTCCGCACGATAAGACGCTGACTCCGGCGCAGGTTGGGCCGTGGGTCAACATCTTCAATCTGAAGTCGATTCAGGATGCTGTGCTGACGGCGTGGCTGGGGTCGATGCCTGAGGGCGAAGCTGAGGGGGAAGACAAGGCCCAGGTGGAATCAGAGAGCTGAAGAAGGCGATCTGCGATACCTGGGCGCAAGCCCGTTATGACCTCAGGTTGTCTGAGGATGAGTTCTGGGCAATGACTCCGCGGCAGTTTCATCTCCTATGGGACCGTCATCGCGAGGATCTGCTGCATCGGGAGATGGTGCAGGCCTTCACGACAGCGGCCGTCATCAACCACTCGTTCAGTCCGCCGAAGGAGCGGGCCCAGGCAGGCGACTTTATGCCGAACTGGAAGCCGGAACGCTTACCGGTCCGGCAGGAACCACAGGGTGAGGCTTTTCCTGAGGAAGTTGTCGATGACTACAGGGCCACGAGGGCTCATTTAGCGGCGTTGTTCGAGCGGTATCAGGCGACAGGCATTGCGGATCCGTATCTGGTGAAGATCGGTTTGGTGAGTGATGGCGGATGAGTTTAGCGTCGATACCAGCTGGCTGGATGAGCTGGGAGACCGAATGGAAGGGCTCTCGACAAAGGACCTTCCGCGCATTGAGCGTGCGGGCCTTCGCAGTGTCGCCAACGTCGTGAAGCCAGAGTTGGAGTCTGTTACGCCGGTAGCTTCTCAGATGCCGACTTCGCTCTCCACTGCTCTTCCGATCGGGAAGTTGAAGGAGAGTGTACGGTCACGGGTGCTCGAACCTCGCGGCGATCTGGGCCGGGCTGCGGTTGTCGACTTCGGCAGGTACAGCCACGTTGCACACTTTGTGGACGCTGGCCATGCGCTAGTGAAGGGTGGTTACTCGAAGGACGCGGGTGATGGGAAGCGGCGCGGTCCGGGGAGGATCGTAGGAAACGTGCAGGCGTATCCGTTTGTGCGGGCGGTGCAGGATTCGGTTGAGAAAGAGGCTGAGGAAGCCATGGTTTCAGGTGCAGATGCAGAGGTCGATAGGGTGCTAAATGGCCGGTAGAATCGTATTTCAAGCCGATAACACCAAGTTTGCTGAACCTGTGCAGCGCTCAACATCTCTCATTCGGGAGATGTCGAAGGCGCTGAAGGATCAGGAGCGGGTCGCGCGGGAGAACTATCGCGACCAGGTTACGAACGCAAAGGCTGCCGGTGCCGGTGTGGAGGAGTTGACCCGGATTGAGCAGGAGCGCTATCGAACTCTGCTGGCCCTGCAGGCAGCGCAAAAGCAGATCGCTGCCGAAAGTGTTGCCGGCGCCCGCGAGACGGCCAGCGCGGAAGATGTGAAGCGAACGGCCGCCGAGCTCACAACGAAGGCCTATCAGCAGCAATTGATCGCTGTGAATGAGACCTTCGGAGCTATCAAGGCTCGCCATGCTGAGATCCAGGGAAGTATCGCCGGCGGCGCTGCGATCAGGACAGCCGATGGTGGTCAGAATGTGCGGGCT